CCCGGCATTTTGAAAATAATGAAATGCTTCTGGAAAAAAATAGGTGAAACAGTTTCTGGAAAGTTCTAGAATGTTAGCCAGATGCGAAGACTGCAAGTCTTCGTCTTTTTTTTTTTTTTTTGATTTTTTTTTTGGAGCGGGCGGCGCATCGCAATGCGCCGGGGCCCCGCGACCGGCCGACCGTACACAGCATTACGCCCGCACCGCCCGGCCGTCTCTTAAAGAACAAACGATCGCTACCGCAGTGACGGCAGGCCGTAGGCCTAGTATTACCCGTCACTTTAGGGCCCTACTTTAGGGCCGCTACCATATTATCATAATATGCCGTATTCTAAGAAACGTAAGTATTCTAGAAGAAGAACTTATAAGTCTAGAAAAACTTATAAGAAACCTCGAGTATCAAAAACAGTAAAACGGTTTGTAAAACGCGAGATACATCGACAGATTGAAAATAAAATACACGATGTTCAAATCGAAGATGCAGTTGTTGATAGTATTATAGCAGATGGTGATGTAAGGAATTTAATTCCTGTGATGTCACAAGGAACTAATCAACAGACTCGTGTTGGCAATAGAGTTCGAGTCATGAGAATGACTATGAAGCTTCATCTTCGATGTTATAGTCAATCAGCATCGATTGGTCCAGTATTTTTTGATGTCTATATATTTAAATTTAGACCATCTAATTTTGGAGGAGGACCTCCAGCAGCAGCAGATATGCAATTATTCCTGCAGGATGGATCTTCAGCTGTTCAATATACAGGTGCTAGTCCTTTATCTGGCTTGAGAAAGGTTAATGAAGACTATTTTCAGCTATGTGCAAAAAAACGAATTTCTTTGTTTAATGCACTGAATACAACTAGTCAAGTATCGTCTACATCAAGTTTGCAGCCGGCTAAGACGATATATTTTGATTTGACTAAACACGTCAAAAAACTATTAATTTTTGATGATGCTGCAACAGCTGTTCAAAATGATAATCTATATATAGCCATAGGAGGTACTCCAATGAATGGAGATAGCGTAAGTTTAGTGAATTTAGGAACGTATTCGTATATAGTAGAGATGACTTACGAAGATGCTTAATTAATTAAAGAATTCACTACATAAATCTATAAATTCTCTCGATTCGCATACATCATAGCTAGCTGGGGGAATTGAATCACATGATCTATTCTCCTCTTCAATTGTAGACCCTGTTCCACCCCAACCCATTCCAAGTTCCCAAGGAGTTGATCTGGAGAAAATGGGCATGTTACAACTATTTTCTTCAATAGACATTGCACCTGACCACCCTTCGTTTCCAGAAGGAGAGGGTAACGGTCGAACAGGTTTAATATGAAATTGAAGGGCATCTCCTTCGAAGGTCTGAAATCGTCTATAATAGCAGTATCCTGGCCCCCGTAATTGCACCACCACTTCGTGCTGGATTGTTTTGGGTACGCATTTGGATGAGTTTCCCACGCGTATCGGGACTTCCCACTGCCAGTTGGCCCCCATAACCAAAAAATCTCTGTCTTCCAGTTCCGGGCTGATTGAATCATTAGACTGTATGCTTGGAGTCCTCTGTGGAACTTCACAAATGTTGAAGGAAGGTTCATTGCAATATCCTGTAAAGTACCACCATGAGAAAGGATATCGGTAGCTTCATCTATATCTGAACGCTTACCTTGACCTTTTGGACGAGTCCCTTTTTCCCAAAAGATTCCTTCTTTTTCGCAATAAGTAATAGCTTGAAGAGCTGTTCCTTGGGCTATTGCAAGATGTGGTTTACAAGGACAACCGTAATCTTGTAAATATTTAACACATGCAGTTAGTTGTTTTCGATTTCCATTTTGAAATTCGAAATAGCCTTGAAGATGGGGAGTAAGATTCTCACCTATCTCTTTACCAAAACAAATGTATTTGAAAATGGTAGAATTTTCAATCCATTCAATATCTTGAGGAGTATAGTTGTTAATAGTAAAAACGAAACGACATGATCCACCCGGCATTTTGAAAATAATGAAATGCTTCTGGAAAAAAATAGGTGAAACAGTTTCTGGAAAGTTCTAGAATGTTAGCCAGATGCGAAGACTGCAAGTCTTCGTCTTTTTTTTTTTTTTTT